ACATTTTCTAGCAATGGTACTAAGCTGTTCTATGGCTCAGCTGGTGTAATCCGTGAACATAGTTTATCTACAGCTTGGGATATAACTACTGTAAGTAACACAATTAATAGTAGTCTAAGTGTACCCGCGTCAAGCGATTATGGTGGATTTGCATTCAATGCCGCAGGAACTACATTATATTCTTCATACAAAGGGCCAGGTGGTGGCAACACAGATGTGTATACGGCTTATTGGACGTTAAGTACGGCATTTGATTTATCCACAGCATCATCTAGAACAGATATTAATGTTACCAGCACTATATCCAGTGGTATAGCTTTGTCTACTACTAATTTACTAGATAACGCAGTTAGTGGTGATGATATAATAATGATTGGGGGTTCGGGTTATACATATGCTTTTAAGGACGGTGTTGCGGTTGCAGATTATAATAGTTCAGGAACACCCACGGGTGGTATATTTAGGTCAAGTTTAAATAAAAATTACATATATCAATTATCAAGAACAGGAACTAATCCTAACTATGTATGGAAACTAAGACAATTTAACACAAATTTATAAATAAATAAATAAATAAAAATGGCAATTACTTACAAATGGGATATCCCAACAATGAATGCTCACATTCAATCTGAAGGTGAAGACAACGTAATTTACACAGTACATTACAGGTATATAGGTTCAGAAGAATCTGGAGGAGTTACTTATTCATCAACTAACATTGGAACACAAAGTTACACGTATGTAGCAGGAGAGCCTTTTACGCCTTACGAAGACACTGAAGCTTTTGAAGCTGTAGTTATTGGTTGGTTAGAAGATTCTTTAGATGTAGATCAAATGCAAGCTAGTATAGCCGCGAGTATACAGGCACAAATTACACCAGTTAATGAAGACTTATACTTTACATGGCAAGACCCTGTACAGCCAGCTTATGAGGTTTAATTAGGTAAAAAACTACTATTTCAAGTGATGATATAAATATATCAAATCAAATCAAATTTAATTAAATTATGTCAGACAAAATTGTTAAAAACTTAAACTTTGGAGAAGATGCTAAAGTTACAGTATTTAAAGGTATAGAAAAACTAACTAAAGCTGTTAGCTCCACTCTTGGAGCTAGCGGCAAATGTGTTATCTTAGAAGATGGTGGTGGTAAACCGGTGATTACTAAAGATGGTGTGACCGTAGCTGATTCTATAGTCTTGCTAGACCCCGTAGAAAACATGGGGGCCACGTTATTAAAAGAAGCAGCTAGAAAAACTGTTAAAGAAGCGGGTGATGGAACGACCACAGCTACAGTGTTAGCTCATTCTATACTTAAACAAGCTTACAAGCTTGATAAAGATTACAATAATAGAGACTTGAAAAACGGCATCAACAGTGCTGTTGAAAAAGTTGTAAAATACTTAGAGAAAAACTCTATACAGGTAACAGGTGATATGATTGACTCTGTGGCCACTATATCAACAAACAATGATCCAACCTTGGGTAAAGTCATTGGAGACGCTTTTAGATCCGTAGGAGAGACCGGAGTGGTTATGATGGAGCCAACAAGTGAGTCTGAAACTTATGTAGATGTAGTAGATGGAATACAATACGAGAAAGGATTAACAAATTCTAATTTTGTAACGAATAAATCAACAAAAGAGGCTGTGCTTGAAAACCCTCTAGTGCTGTTAGTTGATTCACCTATAGAAAGTATTAGGCAAATACAATCTGTGTTAGAATATGTTATTAAAAACACGAAGTCTTTACTTATTGTTGCTGATATAGACCAACCAGTTCTATCAGCTTTAGCAATGAATAAGGTTAAAGGAAACATAAAAGTTAATGTTATTAACGCACCTACTTTTGGTATTAACAAGAAAGACACCTTAACGGATCTATCTATGTTAACAGGTGCTACTGTTATAAATGAAGATCTTGGAGATGACTTGGATCTTATATCAGTTGATAAATTAGGTGAGTGCGTTAGAAGTGTTACTGGTGAACAAGATACTATAATACAAATAAAAGAAACGCCAGAAGAAGTAAATGAGCTTATTAAGAAAATTAAAGAGCAACTTGAAACTGAAAAATCTCCTGCAAACGTTATACGACTTGAAACTAGACTTGCACGTTTATCTGCTAAGGTTGCAGTTGTTAAGGTTGGAGCGAATTCAGACATTGAACTTAAAGAAAAGACAGATAGAGTTGAAGACGCTGTCTGCGCTACAAAAGCCGCCATCAAAGAAGGCATAATACCAGGTGGAGGTATTGCTTTATTAAACGCGTCAACATATATAAAAGCTAAAAGCAAAGGTGAAGAAGTTTTGTTACAAGCTATAAAAGCACCTTATGAGACTATTCTTTCCAATGCTGGTTTAGAATTGGTTTATCCTGATAAAAAAAATAGAGGATTAAATGTTGTTACGGGTAAGGATGTGAATATGGTTAGAGCTGGTATTATAGATCCACTGCTAGTAACTAAAAGCGCTTTAAGAAATGCAGCTTCAGTAGCAACTACTATATTATCTACAGATTGTGTAATTAATAATTTAAGAGTTGGAGATGAAAGCAATAGGTAGAAATTTAATTATAAAGAAAACAAAAGAAGGGACCACTAAAACTAAAGGTGGTCTACTTCTTGCTGAATCACATAGAGAAGATATTAGATATATAGAAGCTAGTGTAATTTCTATTGGAAGTGACGTAGTTGGCGTTAAGGAAAATGATAAGATATTTTTCGATAGACATGCCGGTCACAAAATAGAAATAGATAAAGATTTTTATCACGTCATTAAACTAGAGGATATAGTTGTTGTTTTATGAAAAGGCTAGACGCAAGAGATATAAAAGATATGAACTTGCTAAAACATTACCGTATAATACGCAAATGGGCCTGTAAAAACAACAATCTAAATGACGCTGATTTAGAGCTTTTGATATACCTTGATTGTATGGAGCACTTTTCGAAGCAAGACTTTAAAACTGGCTCCTACTCTTACAGTTGGGACAATAGACGCTGGAATAAGCTATTAAAAGCGGGCTGGATAAAGGTTTGGAGACCTAGAAACAGAACTACACAGTTATACAGTATATATCAAGTATCTTTCCAAGGAAAGCAACTTATAAATAGAATATACAGAATAATGCTAGGTGAAGATGATATACCAACCAGTTCAAGAAGAAATAAGATAATAAGCGGTAATAGTTACACAGATAAAGTTTTAACTACAGCCATATACAATGTTAATAACGATAAAAAAAGATAACTATGCCAAACTACAAACAAGACTTAAAAGCTACAACTGGCAACGCACCTACAAAGTATGTTGACCCGATGACTGGACAACAGATTCCAGACCAACAACTAACATATGCTACACCTACGCCAGGTAATCAAATGGGTTTTGCTAAACCATTGTTTAACCAAGCCGTGAATAACGCTGGTCAACAGATTTTTGGTAGCGTAGAGCAAAGACAAAAATCTATACAAAACCAAGCTGGTGTAATTCAAACTCCAATGTATTTTAAAGATCAAACAGGAGATGGGAAGATAACTAAGGCAGACGTTATAAAAGCTAGAACTGAAGGATATAAAGAATAAAAATATAAAAAATTATGGCAAAAAAAAATATAAAAGCAAGCTCAAACGCGGGAGGCGTTGTTGGTGAAAACACTATTTGGGACGGACCATTGAGTCAACTAGGTAGACCACACGGTAAAGGATCCAGTAGTGGAGCTAAAGGTATGAAATTAAAATTAGCTGACTGCGGTTGTGATTCTATAAAGGGACCAATAACTCAAATAGCTAAAGGATAACATGGGTTCACTAGGAGATATAAAACTGTATATGATAAACGCTGGCGCATTAGCTGTGTCTATGTCTAACATAGACGTGATATTGAAATTAACTCTTTTAGCTGTGTCTATTGGTTACACTATTCAGAAATGGTATAACTTAAATAAAAAAGACAATGGCAAAACTAGATAAATCTAAAATGGCTTGTAATAAGCCTAAAAAGACACCAAGTCACTCTACTAAATCTCATGTAGTAAAAGCTTGTTCAGGTGGTAAAGAGAAAATAATTAGATTCGGCCAACAGGGAGTTAGTACAGCTGGTAAAAAAACTGACGCTAAGTCAAAAGCTAGAAGAGCTAGTTTTAAAGCTAGGCATGCTAAGAATATTAAAAAAGGTAAAATGTCAGCTGCTTATTGGGCTGATAAAGTTAAATGGTAAAAACAAAATAATTATGTACGCAAAAACATCACCGGCTAAAATGGGTTATGGAAAATCTCCAGCCAAAATGAAAGGATCTTTTGTATCTAAGCATTGCGCAACATCTTCTCCATTGCAAAAGAAAGGTTGTAAGAAAAAGTATTAATATGGCTTTTAAACTTAATCCACCGTTTAAGTGTGATAACACTCCTGTATATAGAGTTGACATGGAGGAAGGTGTTTTAGGTATGGCTAATAATAATGGTACAATACTTATAAACAAGTATCTAAGCCCTGCTAAATCTAAAGAGGTTATAGATCACGAAATGATACATATAGACCAAATTAAGCGTGGTGACTTAGATTACGACGATAACAACGTTTATTGGAAAGGTAAAAAATACCCGAGAGCTAAAATGAATGAAGGGGCGAAAAACTTGCCTTGGGAAAAAGAAGCGTATAAAAAATCATAAACAAAATAAAAATGGCAAAAATTAAAAAACCAAGTAAAACACCTTTTTACAAGACTGGGCCTATTGACCCTAACCCAAAAGAAAAACAACCAAAAGCTAAAGCAGGTGAAATACCTGGATTACAGGAGATTAAGCAAAGGTTTAAGGGCAAGTATGAAGTTACAGCTAAAAAAGGTAAACTTAATAAATATACTTTAACAGATAAGAGTGGTAATTCAGTTTCTTATTCTGCTGGGCCAAAAAGCAAAAAAGACAAAAGAACTATTGCTGACGCTATAAACGAATCAATGAAATGAAAAAAATATTCCAATGGCTTACTGGCGGAGTAATAAAAGAAGTTGGTAATGTTATTGATAAGCTTACAACAACTAAAGAAGAAAAACTAGAGGCTCAAAGACTAATACAAGAAATATTAGAAAAAGCTGACAGCGAGGCTCAAGCACAAGTTACTGATCGTTGGAAAGCTGATATGAATAGTGATAGTTGGTTATCTAAAAACATAAGACCTATGGTTTTGATATATCTAACATTCGTGTTTAGTGTTTTATCTTTTGCAGATGGTAATATAGGTAACTTTAAAGTAGATGAATCTTACACACCTATATTCCAATCGTTACTAATAACAGTGTATGGCGCTTACTTTGTTGGCCGTACTTGGGAAAAAAATAAAAAATCAAGTGATAATAAAAATAAGTAGAAATATAATCAATTAAATTAAATCAAAATGTCAAAAATTAAAAAAGAACAATTAGAAAAAATTCAAGATCAGCAAAGTAGACTTCAATCTATATTAACAGATATAGGAGTTATTGAGGTTCGTAAGCACGAAGCGCTACACGCTCAAGCAGCTGTTTCTCAAGAAATACAAGCTGCTAAAAAAGAACTTGAAGAAGAGTATGGCGCTGTTACTATTGATATGAGCGATGGTAGTTATACTTTAATTGAAGAAGAAAAAGAAGCTGACTTATCTGTTGTTAAATCAGATGACTAATGAGCTCTGTAATTAGAAAAATAAGTATAGGTTCTGATTACAAAAATGATGCAATGCATTATGCTGTAAGTCAACAAGTTTACGGAGGTCATACTATATCAGCTATATTGTACTCTGAAGACGATAATTCTTACAGTATATATATTAAAAAGAAAGACGAGATAATGCCATGGAAGAGATTTAATTCTAACATGGCTATATCCGTTGAATATGACTTAGAGTATTAATGAATAGTTTATTTGAATTTATCGTAAGACCAATAAACAAAAGATACGATAACGAAATTAAAGTAGGTGACAAAAGCCTAATAACTAATGCTAATACTGAAGATTTTAAAGCCGTTAGTAACAAAGCTGTAGTAGTTTCTACTCCATCCGCGTACAGCACGTCGATTAAAAATGGTGATATAGTTATTATACATCATAATGTTTTCAGAAGTTTTTTTGATATTAGAGGCAAAAGAAAAGATAGTAGGTCTAAATTTATAGATGATCTATATTTTTGTTCACCTGATCAAATATATTTATACAATAACTCTGGTCATTGGAAATCTTTTCAAGATAGATGTTTTGTAAAACCACTGCTAGATAGTAATGATCTAACGCTGGATAAAGAAAGAAAGCTTATAGGAATACTAAAATATGGTAATAGTTCCTTAGAAGCTGTTAAAATCGTTCCTGGAGACCTAGTAGGCTACACGCCTTACGGTGAGTTTGAATTTATAATTGATGGAGAACGATTATATTGTATGAAATCAAATGATATTGTAATTAAATATGAATATAAAGGAGACGAAGAGGAATATAATCCAAGCTGGGCAAACAGCAGTTGAAGAGTTGATAAAAGTAGCTAAAGAAGCTATTGTAGACTCTGACGACGATATATCTGCTGATAGATTAAAAAACGCAGCAGCTACAAAAAAACTAGCTATTTTTGATGCTTTTGAGATATTAAAACGCATCGAAGATGAAGAGAATATGCTTAATGAGAAACCTATAGAAAAGAAGGAGAAGACTTTCAAGGGGTTTGCAGAAGGAAGATCTAAGTAATGTACGAGCAATCACTATATAAAGTATTACCTAATTATATCAAACCTAAGGTTATAAATAAAAAGAATAGATATAACAAGTGGGTGTACGGTTATGATAAGGAGTTTGATATGATCGTTATCAGTAAAACTGGTAAAATAGGGGAAATATATGAAATACAAAACATTAAAATAGCTTTACCAAAAGAATATGATGTTGTTAAATTTGAAGGAGATAGATGGAGGCATACTGAGTACCCAAAAGAGCTTTCAAAAATAAAATCAGTATTCGATTGGGATGAATACCCTACGCAATTTAAAGAAAAATGGTATGAATATATTGACAAAGAATTTAAGAGACGTGAAGAAGGTTTTTGGTTTTTTAACAAAGACAAGCCTTCTTATATTACTGGTACTCATTACATGTACCTGCAGTGGTCCAAAATTGATATTGGGCAGCCAGACTTTAGGGAGTCAAACAGATTATTCTACATATTCTGGGAAGCTTGTAAAGCGGACATCAGGTGTTATGGAATGTCATATCTCAAGAACAGACGTTCTGGCTTTTCATTCATGGCGTCTGGGGAAACGGTTAACATGGCTACA